AAAGCCAAGGCAGTGATCGTGCTAAGTGGTTGCGTGAAGCCATAGATATGAAGATCGAAATGGAGACAGGTCAATCATCATCTGAGCACGTAGAAAAATCAAAGAATACAAAGTATTCGAGCGTATTCAAGAATGTATTCAAAAATTTTAAATTTTTTTCGAGCATTAAAAAAGCCTGAGAGTTGAGATCAGGCTTGATTGTTCATTAACTACGAGATCAAAGAACATGTGTAATTTAGCAGAACATAAGTGCAAGGGCAAATGCCCAGAATTTAAAGGGGAACAGTGCAAGCACTGTTTAGTACAGCATATTGAAAAGCGAGAGTTTGAGCTTGGATTAGCACCTGATGATGCGTATGTGAAAACTACAGTATTGCAGCGGGAAAGCTCAGATTTTCTAGAAGGCGACACGGTTGTATTTATCGATAATTTCATGCCGAACGACCTTATGACAGTTCATAAAGTGCAAGGTGATGGAATCCTACTAGATGGTAATCGCAAATTTGCACTTTCCCATTTACTACGTCATGCGTCAACAGTGGAGCTAAATGCTAAACGTCGTCTTTCGTTGGCTGAGCAAGCATTAGGGGAAGTGTCATGAGTAAATTTACTTATGCATCATGGCAAGACTTTGTTGCTGAGCTTCAAGAAAGCCATGATAAGCACAACTGTTCAACCAGAGATCCTATTTGGATGGTTCAAGAGTTGCAAAAAACTTGGGGCATGGATTCCGATTACTCCGATTCATTTAAATGGGTTGTAGACGGTGAGAGTGAATACAAGACAGCACAGGAATTATTCGATGATCTAGATGCTCACGGACGCCATGAAGTTAATGAATTTTGCTTAAAAGATGGAGATGTTCTGTTTGATGATCTTGATGGTGATGAATCATCACAAGAGGAATTGCTGGAAAAATTTGCAGCTGAATTGAATTATGACTGGAGCAAGGTGTATTACTCGGAAAATTGGGTAACTGTACAGCCTTTTCTAACTCG